AAGATATTGTCCACATATGGGGATAACTTGTGGATAAGTACCTACGTGCATACAGTATATATATGTTTTTATTGTACTTACGTGCATATGGTATACCTACGTGCATAGGATGTATACTTACGTACGTGCATACCTTTGATTACCTACGTGCATAGTACCTGCGTGCATAAAATATAGTACCTACCTGCTTACTTGCGTGCATAATAATATATATATTTATTTTTGGGCAAAAAAAAAGGGAGCCTTTCGGCTCCCCCTTTTCTTATCCACCATCACCGTATTCGATAAACCGAGCAATTTCAAAAATATCATGTAAATTATATATTTTTGAACCTTTCTCATGGTCTAATCGATTACCATGTAGCGTTCCAAGTCTACGATTGTTTTTTAATACCGTTCTAACGGTGAACCGTTGCTCTGGCTTGAACATTGCTATTACTTCCCATTTAAGGTAATGAAAATGACCTTGTGTTATCCATGTCTGGTAAGCACTGTATTTTTCATCATCCTTTTTGAATGGTTTCCACATAGTTTTATCCTTTAAGGTTATGGGGGCGAATTGCTCCGCCCCCTTTGTTATCTAACTAGAGTAACCCCTGTTGTCACATCCACCACAAAAACCTACCTTTTGCTCAAAAACGGTGATTAATGGGGCTTTACACATGGTGCAGGCAGTATGAGAAACAGCAGGAAGAAGAGACTTCTTTTTCTTCTTTTTACCCTTCTGTTTTAGATAACTATCTGAACCGTAGGCATAACCGTAAACAGGTTGTTTATGGTATGTATACTTGTACTTATAAGTATTATTACTATACCACACATTGTTATCCCATTGAGCCGTTCCAAGTGTTGAATTGGAAATAAGGAATTGTCCCTTATTATCCAAGAAAACAAGTTTAGAACTTCCAATAGATTCTTCAATCAGGTCAACAATTGCCACGTTTCGAATGAAACCATCCGGCAATTTCTTCAGAATCAATTCATTAAACATGGCTGTATCAGAACGTTTGTTGTCCTGTTTAACCATGTTTATAACTCCATTATGAATGAATCCTAGGTTTTCATTGACCTTGAATGGATGACAATTGTCAACATTGGTTTTACCGTGTGTCTTTATCCGAAAATGGATTGCTGACATAGGATTACCATTTTTAACAACGTTTTTCACGTATGAACTCCAAAAGTCATTAAACTTAAAGAATCCCTTGAAAAAATGAAGTATTCCATCCTTGGCAAACATGAAACCGGCTCCATCATCATTGTTGAAAAAACAGGTTTTTAACCTGTCTTTTTTGATGTTTTCACCATCAGGCTTGAGAATTGCTATACACATCTTCTTTACTCCCTTTGTCCGTATTGAACTTTAACTTGTTAACGTTATCCGGGTCTTCCCGTGTCCATCTTTCAGTTACAACATTGTAGACGCCGTATTGCTTTCGCCCATCTTCCGGATGGCTTAAGAAATAGCAAAGGTTTTCATAATCGTTATAATTCTTTTCTAAAAAAGAAAGATAACTAGTTAACCCATCACCATTTTTAGCCACATCCAAAGAGACATTCTTAACCCATAAACAGAGCGAGCGAACAAATTCCAGATTTTTACAGAAGGACATAAAATTTAATGTTCCCCTGAATATCCTGAATTCAATCGTGTTCCTGTTTTGAAGGTTTATAGCCGTGTCACGTGACGAATTGTATCGTGCTTCTTGGTGATTCCTTGCCATTTTAACAAGGTTGCACCAAGAATCTTCATTCATCCATGGGTTAGCCCATTCTTCAAGTCTAGATAGATGTCTCTGGCTAATATCCAAGATAAATTGAAAATTATCCGGATTATAGACAAAGGACATCATTTTAACAATATCCGAGACTTTAAGGGCTTTACGGCTAACGTGTATGTGCATCCCGGAATTATGGGCGTTATATCCATAAAGGTTATTATCCTTTAGTTTTTGAACTAAAGTTTTGAATAACTCTTTACCGTACAATTTCCAGTAATTCCACGAGAATGGATGAGATACAATCTCAACAGCACAAGTGCAGTCATTCTTCGAATAGAGTAACTGTTCCTTGGATGTTCTACCTTTACCAATGAGATTCACTAAGGACGCAATGAGTCGACCCATGTATGTGGGGGATTCATCCGTTCCTTGGTGCCTATCGGTTTCTATCTCTATTCCATAATGGGCAATATAATTGGGATTCCCTTTGTCATTAACGATATAAGGTCTATCGGTTAACAACGGCGGAGTATTAATCCTATTCATTCTCACCCTATGGAATACTGGTTCAGGTTTGTGTCCATAACCTTGGATACTGGCTGAACTGGTAGCGCATGGTTCACATATACCGTTATCAATATTTAATGAACGGCGTTCGCAATAACTACAGATTTGTAAATCATCATAGCAGTCATAACAAACACCGACACCATTAAAATGCTGGAATATTTCTTGCGGTACTCCACATTTAAAACAGTCTGGTATCGCTACCGGAATGTTGAAGATGTCTGAGAGAGATAACTCTCTAATTTTCTTTAAATAATTATTCATTTAAAGATTCTCCATATTTGTGTTTAAGATTAATTACTTTCAATTCCAGTTGTCCCCCCTTTCAATCATTCAGTCGGTATATGGTTAACCGATACGCATTCTATTGGGTTTGGCAATACTGCCCATGCGAGAGTATCCTTGAATAATCGGATACCTTTACACTCGCCCATTGGATTTTATCTTCTGCCTTTGGTGTCTCGCCCCTAGACCAAATATTTCAGGGACAGAAGAAATAATATATGTATGTATATATCACGCTACCAAGGGGAGAAGGTTCCCATCTATTTAAATTGATTTGACATGGCTGTTTATATGGGTGCTGTGTGTGTGCCTGCCTTGGTGCCTGCCATGGTGTAGGCTAGGGTGATGACTGCCTGCCTGCATGGATAGTTTCAACCTGCCTGCCTGTCTCGAATCGAATAACTCAATACCCTTTCTTCAACCCCAAACCGGATAGGGGGCGTACCCGGTATATTTATAAGCAGAACGCGAATACTAATATAATTTTTTAAAATTTTTGGGGGGAAAGCCACTTCATTACTTCATTATCTTCACTTTTCTCGACCAATAGTGAAATAGTGAAGTACACTTCGCCGCTACTATGAATATATCAGTGTATTTGATTAGTTATTTAGTTAACGACATACAGTGGGCTCTTTATGGGAGCCCCTGTAGTCTTTTGAGTCCGGGTACTATTTTATTGACATTGGCTTCTTTACATACTATTTTATATAACTAAGTTATATATAGCTTAGTTATATATAGCTTATCTAATACTATTCTACTATTTGATATAGCTTAGTTATATAACTATTTTTACCCTGTTAACTACTATTTGATATAGATAAGCTAATACTATTCTACTATTTGATATAACTAAGCTAATACTATAGTATGCGCGGATTTTTATAAAAACAGGTTAAAACCTTTATTTACTGTTATCTTGCTTACTGAATGCTCTAAATTATGATATGGCATATAGCGACACCTTAATTGGCAGGGCAATGAATGGCGAGTACAGTAATGAGAGTTCATTTACCAACAGTAATGAGATAAAAAGGCTGGCGGGTGAGATTAATATGGTTGATATAATCAACCCCACATCTGCTGTATGCGGAAAGTTAATGGAAATAGTAGCGCGCGCAAAATGTCTGAAAGATTTTGAATTACTACCTGATGGTCACCTGTTGTATAACAAACCATTAAGAGAGAGTCCGGAGGGAGATGGAAAGGCGCGTGTGAAAACATAGCGTGGGAACGGCTCTCTATGTATAAACGTACAGTCAAAGGTCAGGAATATGTATTATATGACAATGAAAAGGAATTTCGGAAGGCTAGACCGAAGTCAAAGATACATGACAGTTGGCGTACGGCGAAGACGGGACAGTGGATTAAGACAGATGATGGTAAGGTAACCAAGGTAATCAAGCGGGGCGTTATTGTTAATGACAAGCGGAGCTCTGATTACATCAGAACCCTGATTGGCATGGTGAATTGTGACCGTACCGCATCTTTGGGGGGTGAGCCTGTAACAGATATCTGGCGGTTCGGGAAGATGGTTTGGAAAGAACAGGCATCAAATGGCAGGTTATCCATAAAAAAGCGTATATTTGCCAAGTATGTGGCATCCGGTTTAGAGCCGCTTGACGCATATATGAAGGCATTCCCCGATTGCGAAAGCAAAGACTATGCCAAAAAGCGGATTCGTATTTTATTTAAAAACAAAAAGGTAATGAACTTGATAGATAAAGAGATAGAAATCCTGTTAAGCGACACTGGTATTACAAAAACGTATTTACTGGAAGAGACCAAGGGGATTGTTGATAAGAATGATACCCGCGACTCAGACAAACTGAGAGCATTGGAGACCCTGATGAAGATATCCGGGTTACTTAGTAATGATAAAAAGACTGAATCTCTGGCACTGATTCAGGAATTCACCGGTTTTAGCCAAGAAAAGCTCAACGCTTTCAAGGCGGGGGTATTACCGGAGCATGGACAGGAAGAGTAGCATCCTTATCCCTATCAGGTTCGCCACCAAGCTTGAACTGCATGAGCTGATATGCGGAGCTGTATACTGCCCCGCCTGCGATTCACAGCTTATGGGCAGGGACGCAATGAATAAAATGCCACTGGTTAATAATTCTAATAACTTGGAAGGCTGGATATGCGAATTATGCGACAGTGTATTCGATTTACAGGATAAAATGGTAGATATTGGCGAGTTTGACTTATATGACCAAGAGATTGCGGAAG